CAGTTCAGCCGACAGCTTTTCCTGATTTGCCAGCACGGAAGCCTGTCCCCGAATGAGTTGTTGCAAGGCAAGTGCTACGTCCAGAGCCTCCGCATCCGGCATGGATGCAAACTCATCAGACAGAACCGCTTTCAGAACAGGGTCTTCTCCCTCTCCCGTCAGATTGACACGAGAGTTGAGAACCTCCGCTTCGTGCTGTGGGTCACGTACTTGTCTGGTCTTTCGAGGCATAGCTCGCCTCCTTCATTCCAGAATGTCCATCAAAGATGGAAGTCATAATCCTGACTTCCTCCGTTGCTCCATAAAGAACATTGACTAAGGCAGCCTTCTGTTGTACCTGTTGATTGATTTCGTTGTAATAGGCGTGAGCTTCGGGAACTTCTTGGTTTACCAGTTTCCGATTGATGAGGTCGGTAAAGAGTTCAAACTTGCCTTGCATAGCATAAAAGTTCTTTTCTGCTTCTTTCTTCTGTATATCCAAGCTCGCCCTGCGAAATTCCAATTGTTGCCGGAAACCGATACTGTTATCTTCATAAGCATACTTCTGTCCCCGCAGGAGGTTTGCACCGGGCGGTAAATAAATCTCTACACCCATCCCACGTGCGATACCAATCCAGTATTCCGCATTACTACGTTGGTGGAAATACTCGCTCTCTGATTTCATTTCAAAACCATAGATTTCAATTCGAGTAAAACCTTCATACAGAGCCATAGCCATCATGTAAGCGAAAGAAGAAGTAAAGTAATCCGTACCAAACTTGGTCTGGATTTCATCAAGGGGGAAAGGAACAGAGGCTGGAATGTCAGCAAAACATTTCTGCATGTAGATTGGAAAACCGCCATCCTCCACTGACTTCTGTTCTTTTAGCCATGCGTAATGATTTTGGTCGTTATGATTGCCATCTCGTGAGAAGGATTCAAAGGGATGCAGTTGAAACCAGCGTGTCCAGCGTTTCATGAATGGAAAGTTGTAGGCTTCATTACAGCCCCAAATCTCTACCTCCGGGTTATCCCAAGGTGCAAGGTCACGATTGGTAGGAGCAAATCCGACCAGAGCAACGGTAGCCATACGAGAACTCCTTATAAAATGTTTTGGGGGAGAGGCTGTAAATCCCCTCCCCCATATTTGGTTTGGTTAATCCGCCAGAATTGCGTACTCGATATAAATATCGAGCATACCAGCAGCGACAGTTGCAGCACCAACTACAACTTCCAAGTCCTGTGCAGCAGCAAAGAGTTTTGGTACACTATTGGTGGATGCTACCAATACAGCACCAGTAGATTGCGGAGCAATCGTAGCAGACGCATGGAAATAATCAGCAGCATCGCTGTCTCCGAGAGTAACAGTTACCGATGCGGTAAATGCCTCAGTTACCTGTGTCCAAGCAGCATAAATAAGCGTGTTTGCACCAAAGGTAACAATCGGGTACGCAGCAGCATCGCCAACTGCAACATCGGGACTGGTGGTAGCAGCACCAACGGATACGTGGAGAAGTCGGCGGGTAGCCGGAACGTCTCCTAAATAAATTTCGCCAACGGCGGGGATAGTTTTAACAGCCATGATTCATTTCTCCTTTACCAAGAATTTACATTGGATTCAGTCCGAAATAGGGCATAGACTTTGGCTGCACCGGCGGTGGGAGTACCAGTATAAGTAATATACAGGTCTTTGTCCTCCGTGTAGTGCTTGCCAGAAGCAAGATTGCCGACCATTCCAGTTGAAGATAGATATGGAGTAGAGACACTGCCTAAGCAGTTTGTTACGTCTGTATCTCCTAAGCTGATGGTAAACGTTGCACCACTTGTCGTCCAAGCGGTAGTAACGTCAATCAAAATACCAACAACAAGCGTATTTGCGGGAATCTGGAACGCAAGTACCGGAGAGGTATCGGTAGACGTAATCTCTGGTGAAGCCAGCATCCGAATACCATCCCGCAGGGACTCACGCACGTGCTGTCCCGGAGCATAGCGAGGAGTCTTACGAATAACCGTAGCCATTTTCTACTCCTTGTTTAGTCATCACTGAAAGCGTTGGTGTGTTTCAAGCAACGAATCCAAGATGAATTCAGGATTTCAGGGGTCAAGCACATCTTCCATGCCATCGAACCGCGCTGGTTCAGGGGGTCACTCGTACCAGCAGAGCCGAGAGGCTTGGTGATGATTTCGACAGGTTTGATTTGCTGCCCGGTGAGAGGCTTGGCAGTCTCGCTACCACTGTCCACCTCGGAAGGCATGGATGCGCCATCCAGACCAAGGATAGCGTAGCTTTCACGAGCGATAAACAGAGCAGCGTAAACGTCCGTAGTGCTACCAGCACCCACGTCTGCCCACTCATAAGCATTGGACGATACGAATACCTTGCAGCGCAGGATACGACCAACGTAACCGTTGCGGATAGCGTTGTCCGGGGATTCCTGAATGAACATATTGACAAAGGTTTCGTCCATCATGAGGGTGGCATAGGAATGGGGGTGCAGGATAATGATAAAGTCCTCACCGTCCACAGGCAGGGCGTTCTCAGCTTCGAGATAGCCAATCTGCTTGACAATATCCGTAAAGGAGATGTCATGCTGAGGGCTGTCAAGGCTGCCAACCGCCGAGACATCAGCAGAGTAGTCAATCGTACTGTCCGTAACCAGTTCGTTACGAACCAGCGTATCATTCGACAGACCACACTGTTCACCGAGAATGGAGCTGGTTTCAGACAGCACCGGGTCGTACACGGTTAAATCCATCTCATCAGTGTAAATAATGAAAGCTCCGTAAAAAACCGGAGTGATGGTCGTGGTGGTGACGGAAGGGGCAGTCTGTTCCACCGGAGTCGTACCCTCAGTAAGAGCAGAGGTCACAGTAGACAGAGAGCCGAACTTGCGAACTTCCCACGAGCCATACTTTGAAATGCGGGGCTTCATCGCCCACCGACTGTGTACCATACGGGGCAGAGCACGAGTCAGAAGCCTGCGCTCGTAAGCAACCTTGATGGAATCAGCCATCGTGGTTTGATTAAGGTTAGCCATTATATCCTCCTATAATGTCGGGAAGCCCCGCCACCTATTCGCTTACTGCGGAATAATGGATGGAGGTAACTTCCCTTGTTCTACCATAGAATAGACCGTTTCAGCCGAGCCATACTTTGCAATCAAAGCATCCCAAGATGTTCCGGTTGCGGGTGTACCGGGCTGATTGGTCAAAACCTGTGGAGGGTTTGCGTCCTGAGATAAACGTTGGGCGGGTTGAGAAGTGCCGGGAGTAGTGCTGGTACGCTTGCGTAGCTCCGCAAGCTCACTGGAAATTGCCTCCCATCCAGAAGAAATCAAGCCATCCAATCCCGCTCCCATGTTGAGAGCCGTTGCCGGAATTCCCTGAGCCAAGAAGTATTGTATCCATTGTTCCATCGCCTGTCGTTCTTCCAACTGTGCTACGACATCTTGATACCGTTGCTGCCAGCTTTGGGCATCCTCAGCAGCCTTGCGTTGTTCGTATTCTTTCCGAGCCTTATCATCCATACCTTGAACTTCAATCTCTTGAATACGTTTCTCGTAAGCTGCTCGTTGGGCATCCCACTGTCGCTGTTGCTCCGCCATCTGCTTTTGCAGGGTTGATTTTAGACCGTTGATGTCGCGCTGGTAACGTGCTTCCAGGCTCGCTCGTTCACTTTCCCAAGACGTATTGGCGTCTTTCTGTCCTGAGGTGGGCATCGGTGAATCACCAATTCCACCTGGTTGAGAGGGCGTCTCGTTGGAAACCCCTCCACCTGTACCTGTCGGGCTGAAAAACCGTTCAAAAAACATTACAAACCTCCTAGATAAGATACACTAATATTATCAAAATAAGCAAACATCTGTCAAGATTTCTTGGACATTTGTTCTATTGTTCGTTTCAACGATGCTTCCCATTCGGGATGATTCTTTGCAACTTCTTTCATGTAATCAATCTCTGCTTGACCTGCTGTACCATCTTCTAGGCGATGAATAAAACTACGTCCCATTAGTTGTAACAGTTCCTTTGACCACCAAGCACG